TCGAGATTACGGCGAAGGCAATCAGGCATGAGTTTGACCGAGCCTTTATCTACGGCAGCTCAGCCGCCGATGCCAACCAGTTCGACGGCATCCGCTTGCTCATAAACACCCTCGCCGCCTCAGGCCAGGTGATAGCCGCCGGCGCTACCGGCGCCACCCTGACCCTGGCCATGCTCGACCAGCTCATCGACGCCATAAAGGGTCAGAAGCCCGATTTGTTGCTGATGAGCCGCCGGTCACGCAGGAAGATAAACGCCCTGGCCAGAGCCGCCGGCAACAACCTTGAGGTCGGTCAAGGCAAGCTGGGAGAGTTCGTCCAGCTCTACAACGGCATAGCCATCGGCATCAATGACTGGATACTGGACACCCATACCCTGGTCGGCAGCGTGGAGACAGCCACCACCGGCGCCACTAGCTCCACCATCTACGCCCTGTGCTTTGGTGAAGGCGCAGTTTGCGGCGTCACCGGGCCTGGCGGGCTTACCATTGAGCCTATAGGGTCGATGGAGACCAAGGACGCTACCCGAAACCGCATCAAGTGGTATACCAGCGTGGCGGACTTCTCCCTGGTAAAGAGAGCCGCTTTAATCGGCGTCCAGGACTAGTGTCTTTGTCATCCTGACCCTGAGCCGAAGGGGAAGGGTCTGATAGCCTGGAGCATCCGCTCCGGGGCATCATCTCCAGCAGGTAGGGGGAGAAGCGGGCTGAATATTGAGCCGAACGGCTTTTCCCCCCACCACCAAGCTGTCATCCTGACCCTGAGCCGAAGGCGAAGGGGAAGGATCTCGGGATGAAGAATCTCATAGAAGGAGTGAACTGGCATGGACTTGAGCAGCATGGTTACACTGGTCAGGCGAGACCTGAAAGACGAGGACAACGCAAACTATCGCTGGCAGGACAACGAGATTGAGAGAGCTATCCAGAGAGCGCTAGCCGAGCTGTCCCGCTATTGCCCCAGGGAAATGAAATCTACCGTTGCCACCACAGCCAGCAGCAGGGAGATAGATATTTCCGGAGTGTCAGGCATTTCGGACAGGATCTCCATTGACCGGGTAGAGTTTCCGGTAGACAGCACCCCCAGGAGCTTTCAGAGGTTCAGCGTCTATGGAGACACCCTGACCCTGATTGGAGACGCCCGGGGAGACGGTGAGAACTGCTATGTCTACTGGAGCTGCTTACACACCCTGGACGTCGACACAAGCACCGTCCCCACCTATCTTGAGGACGTGCTAGCTCAAGGAGCTGCCGCCTATGCCGTGCTGTCTCAGACGCAGTATAGGACGGACACCGCGGGCTTTGGCGGAGAGCAGGCGGATAGAGATTACCAGTCCTGGGGAACAGCCATACTCAAAGAGTTCACCCGCCAGCTCAAACGCTTCGGCAGGAGCCGAAAGCTAAAGGTCGGACAACTTTATCAAGGAGACAACACTGAATAGCCCCCGTTGTCATCCTGATCCTGAGCCGAAGGCGAAGGGGAAGGATCCGTGAAGGGAAGAATCTCGAGGCGAAGAATCTCACAGAGAAGGAGACAACTATGAGTAAATCAAAAATCGAACAGGGTCTGCCCCGCTTACCCTGGCAGGCTTTCGCTGTCGTGGGGGACAAAGACGACCCCGAGACGTGGAAGCTGCCGCACCATACCAAAGCCATCTTTAGAGCCATACAGGGCAAAATCGGCCACTACCGGACAACGGACTGGGAGCATACGGCGGCAGCCGTGGCAGCTCTGAGCCGTGGCGGATTCCGGGGTAAGCGGGTAGAGGCCACCGAGCAGCAGATCCTGGACGCCGCCAAACATTTAGCCATGCATTACTCGGAAAACGGCAAGCCGGTCCCTGATACCCTGGCAGCCCTGGTCGAATAGTCCGCCCTGTCATTCTGAAGGAGCGAAGCGACTGAAGAATCTACACGAATACAAAAAATCTCCCCGTCATTGCGAGGACTGCGAGCCGAAGGCGTGGCAGGACGTGGCAATCTCGGCGGTGGGGGAAAATCGCAGGGGGAGTTCAAGAGGGGCACAGCCCCTCTTGATAAAAACACCCTCCCCCTCTCCTCATAGGAGAGGGGGATTAAGGGGGTGAGGTTGATAAAGTATTTTGCCAGGAATGTATTACCAGAAAACTAACAGAAAGGAGATTTAGACATGCTACAAAAGTTTATGGACGGGAAAAAGAAATACAGTGCCTTCATCATCACCGTGTTGGCCACCATGATACCCCTGTTTATCGCCGAGCCGGAGGCGCAGCAGACATTCATGGACATGGTGCCATCGATGGCCGCAGCCCTGGCCGGCATCTTCTATATCATCACCCAGGGCAAAGTCGACAAGGAGAAGGAAGCCGTCAAAGCCGTTAACGGTAACGGTGCGGCCTCAGCCACGCAGCCAGTAGTACAGACCACGCCAGCGCAGCCACAGGCGGAAATCCAGCCTGTAGTTGAGGAAGTCCAGCCTTTTGACGTTAAAGCCTTCCATGAGACCGTGCTCTCTGAGGTCGAAGGCACATACAAGGAGGTCAACCCCGCCACCATCTACTACAAGGCCAGGGATAAAGGCACGGTAACCGCCTGTCAGTCCATAACCCAGGCGCAGGATTATTGGAGCTACCTGGTCGACCTGGCGGTGGACGCCAGGGACTGGCTGAAAGAGGAGACCGAGAAGACAGCCGGCACTTGCGGCCGAAGCCCGGAATTCTATGTCTTTACCCGGGACTTTAACTCAACCATCAGGGCAGCCAACGCCCTGGCAGAGCTGGCTAACTCTAAGGTGGACTGGAAAGCCATGCTAATGCCCTTCCAGTGGAAGCTCTATACCTTGGGCGTCCTGGCAGAACAGATGCTAGAAGCCTACCAGTGACTGTCATCCTGACCCTGACCCTGAACCGAAGGCGAAGGGGAAGGATCTCATGGGAAAGTGATGGTTTTCACTGGCTAACCGTAGTCGGCGTCATGCTGTTGGCGCTAGCCGTGTTGACGGTTATTCTGTGGAGATAGCCGTTACTTAAATGGGAGTGGATTCATGGCCATGTACACCAGCATAAATAACAGGACACCAATAGTAACCAGTCCGTAAATAAGTGTTCTAGTCATTATTCCACCCCGCTTTCTCACTAAAAAGGACTTCGAGGTAATTATAGCACGCAGCCGGTATCTCGGCTAGTGGGAAATTAGTACTATTTTGAAAATTCTTAAGACAGGGGTTACAGACATTATGAAAGATAACAAAGATATCGCTGTAATCAGAAGGAATCGTTGTAATCATGCGTAGCATAACAGACGTCCTATTGGAAACCCAGAAGACAGGCGCGCCGCGAAAGCCCCTGGTCAAGCTGGAGGTGCAGGCTTACGGTCACCCCGCCCCCACGCCCGCCGGCGGCATACAGTGGGAGTACTTCGGCTGGCAGCGCTTCTATTCAGGCTCAGAGACCAAAGACTCCCACGGCGTAACCATGCCCGGAGACGGCTCGCTGGTTCGGGTCCGCAAGGACAGCGCCAACCTTTACCTGTCCAGGGTAGCCAGCCCCGGGCCCAGCTCGACATACAGCTCCTGGGGAGGCTCTTTTGGTGGCGTCCCCTCTAACGCTAAGGTAGCCATCGCCTCTTTAGGAGCTAATGTCATGGCAGCCTCCATGGACGCCTCGATGCTCTACCGCCGGGAATCAAGCGATTACGGCGCATCCTGGGGTAGCTGGACGGCTATGGCCAATGCCCGCCCCTGTGAAAGAGGCGTAGCCATCGCCTTCAAGCCCAACGGAGATTGCGCCATAGTCCACGCCTCCGATGTCAACGACCCCACCAGCCTGTATATTCAAAAGAGGACGTCAGGCAACTGGAGCACCGGCCTGGGTCAGCGTGGCGGCTATGACGCCGAGATTGTCGACCTTGCCATGTATTACGACGGAGATTGGAACATCATCGCCCTGGTGCAGGAAGGCAGCTATATATCGGTTGTCCGCATGGTTTACGGAGACGGCTACAAGGTGAACGTCGGAGAGTGGGCAACAGACCAGAAAATAGGCCTGGGCAGAGCCAGGGTAGACGTAGCCTCTCAGGTCAGGATGAGGCAGTTCGATGTCGGCTGGCCTGTAGGCTTCCGCCGCATGCAGCCCTACGGTCCGTGGACGCCCTTCACAGCCTCTACATACTGGGAGAGGCATCAGGCGGTGGTAGAAGCCCTGGCAGGCGAGACGCTGGACGTTTCAGGACCATACCTGTTAAAGCCCCCCACCTCATGCGCCCGCCCCCTATTATCGTTAGCCAGGCAAAACACCCCCTGGATATTCAGATTGAAGCCAGGGACGGATTTCATAGACTACAACTGGAACAAAGCCAGCACTATGGAATCATCAGCCTCCAGAGGCATGGCTTTAGCCGCCGACGCTGCAGGTGAGTATATATGGGCTACCCAGCCAAACGAGATCTGGCGGGCTCAATGTCCTGGCTCATGGTCTCCCCCCACCCCAGGCTCAGGAGCTGGCAGTAAAATCACCATCCCCGTCTCCAGGATAGCCCGCATACAGGAAGCCGTAGCCCCGGAGCAGCCGTCGGAGCTGGTGGTGGAGCTGGACAACTCTAAAGGAACGTACAACAGCCCCGGAACAGGCAGCCTTGCCGTAGTCAAACGAGGCAGCCGTGTTAATCTGCACCTGGGCTACAAGACCCCCTCCGGAGACCAGCTATCGGAAGCTAGCCGCTACTTCATAGAAAACATGGAGTATAAGAGAGACCCCGGCACGCATAACTTTATCATTCATTGTGTGGACGCCTGGGGGTTACTCCAGCGCTATCAGTTCAACAAGCCGGTGGAGTGGAACATAGGCGGCGATGAGTTCACCTGTTACCAGCTCATAGAGAAGGTCATGTCATGCGTAGGGGGGACGCTCGACTACAAGTCCCGGAGTGACTTGATCACCAGCCTCTATCCCCGCCTTGAGGTCGGCGCCGGAGAGACCGCCGCCAGCGTCCTGAAAAGATTGCTGGCCATGGTCCCTGATGTGATTTACTTCTTCGGCCTGGACGCCTACATCGTCTACCCCCAGGCAGGAGACACCATTGTCTACAAGTATAGATTTCCACAGTAAAGGAGCATGTCATTGTCATATCATTTCCATGTCATCCTGAGCGCAGCGAAGGATCTCGTAGCGAAGAATCTACCGAAAGGAGAGAAAGAAAATGGCCAACAGTCTTTACACCAAAGCCAAGCAGGGTCTAATCGACGGCAGCATCGACCTGGACACGGACGACATCAGGGTTATCCTGGTGGACGGAGCCGACTACACCCCCAACATGGCCACTGACGACAACCTGGACGATATCCCCTCCGGAGCCAGGGTAGCCGTCAGCGGCGCATTGCAGAGCAAGACGGTCACCGATGGCGTCTTTGATGCCGCTGATATCGTAATCAGCGCGGTGTCAGGCGACCAGTTCGAGTACCTGGTGCTCTACAAGCACACCGGGACGGAGAGCACATCGAGGCTCATTCTGCTCATAGACTCGGCTACCGGGCTTCCCTGCACCCCCAACGGCTCGGACATCACCGTCCAGTGGGACA